GGAACAGTAAAGAACACAGAACATAACCAAAATCAGTACTCAGAAGAAACTTTAAAGAACTCAGAAGAAAATAAAGATAAAACTTTTGGTGAGCCGATTTGGATATTTGAAAAATAATTCGTATATATTTGTATTATGAAACAAACAGAGTTTTCAAAAAAATGTCCAAATTGTAATAATACAATTTATTTCACGAATAAAAATTCGTTATATGTAAGTATAAAAAATAATTCAATGTGTGGTAAGTGTAGGCTGAGTGGAGAACGAAATCCATTTTATGGAAAATCACATACAAAGGAATCTTTAAAAAAACAACAAAAGGCAAAATTTGGAAAATTAAATCCAGCTTATGGTAGAGTTGGTGAGTTACATCCAATGTTTGGGAAATCTCATTCTGAAGAAACTAAAAATAAAATGAGTGAGAAACAAAGAGGTGAGTTACATCCAATGTTTGGGAAATCTCATTCTGAAGAAACTAAAAATAAAATAAGAGATAATCAGCCAAAATTATATGGAAAATTTCATTGGAACTATGGAAGAACTCATTCTGAAGAAGCTAAACAAAAAATATCTCAAAAAGCAAACGAAAGGAAAACTTTTGGTAGTAGAAATGCATTTTATGGGAAATCTCATTCTGAAGAAGTACGGTGTAAACTGAGAAAATATCACATCAATAGAATTTCAGAAGCACACTTCAATGGTAATCAAATGATGCCAAACTACAATCCATCATCAATTCCAATCATAGAAGAGAAGGCAAGGGAGTTGGGTATAACAGATTTACAACACGCAGAAAATGGTGGAGAGTTTTACATAAAAGAACTTGGGTATTGGGTAGATGGGTATTCCGCGAAAAAAAATATAGTTTTAGAATATGATGAGAAATATCATAATAAACCAAGTCAAAAATTAAAGGATAAAATACGCGAAAAAGAAATAAAAGATTATCTTAATTGTAAATTTATTAGGATAATTGGAAAATAAGTCGTATATTTGTATAAATAAAGAATCAATAGTAACGTTTACTACCAAAACGTTATATTTATTATCATGGAACATTACGTTTATAAACATACAAGATTAAAAGATGGTTCTACTTTCTACATTGGCAAAGGAAAGGGAGAGAGATTCTCTTCTGAAGATAGTAGAAATGGATATTGGAATCGTATCGTAAGAAATGATAAGGGTTTCAAGGCTGAGATAATAAAAGAAGGATTGAGTAATGAAGAAGCGTGTGAGTTGGAAATTAAACTTATTAAAGATATAGGATTATCAAACCTAACCAATATCACAGAAGGTGGTGAGGGTGGTGATACTCGAAAAGGATTTACTGAAGAAGAATATGATTTGTGGTTAAAAAGAAAATCAGAAGCACAAAAAGGAAAAGTAGGTTATTGGAGAGGAAAGAAACGAGAAAAACATTCAAGTAAAATTGAAGAAAAACATAAATTAGGAATTTACGATTACAAGTGGTTATCAGAACCAAAGTCAGAGGAACACAAAAGAAAGATGAGTGAATCTGCATTAAAAAGAAAAAGAACTATGGTGAAATGTGATAAGTGTGGTAAGGAAGTTCCTAATACACATTTGGCAGTTCATCAGAGAGGAAAGAGATGTTTAACACTTAAAAACTAACGTTATTTACCAGAATATTTATTATCAACGAGAAAGAAATTTAATCCATCTTTGGGATGACCAAAGAGGATACTCCGCATTTCCATATACAAGATATGCATATGAGAAAGTTCAGAGAGGTGAGTATAAATCTATTTATGGAGATACCTTAACTAAAGTTTATAAGTTTAAGAAGGATGACCCTGATTTATTCGAATCGGATGTACCTGAAACTACGAGAGCTTTAGTTGATTTATATTCAGATTCAGATGATGCATCCCAAGGTCATGTTATCCTTACATATGATATTGAGTGTGAGATGTTAAGTGGATTACCTAATCCAGAAGAAGCTAAAAACGAATTAACTTCTATCGCATTACACGATTCAGCAACTAACCAATATTGGGTATTAGTTGTTGATAAGGAAGGTGGTATGAAAGAGAAAACTACTGATAAGTGTATTGTTCTTCCATTTCAAGATGAAAGAGATATGTTAATGAAGTATTTGGAGTTATATGAAATGATTAATCCATCAATCGTTACAGGTTGGAATATTGATTATTTTGATACACCAATGTTATACAACAGAATCAAAAGATTATTAGGTGAGAAACAAGCAAACAGATTATCACCAATAGGACAATGTTTCTGGTCACCTTATCGTAAAAGATATTTTATGGCAGGTGTATCTTATTTGGATTACATTTCACTTTACAAGATTTATAACTATGGTGAACTTCCAAACTATCGATTAGATACTGTTGCTAAAATAGAATTGGGTAGAGGTAAGATTGAATACCAAGGAAACTTAGACCAATTATTCAGAGATGATATTGATAAGTTTATTGAGTATAACTTAGTGGATGTTGAGTTAGTAGTTGAGTTTGATAGAAAACTTCAGTTCATTGATTTATGTAGAGGTATCTGTCATGCTGGTCATGTACCATATGAAGATTTCGTTTACTCATCAAAGTATCTTGAAGGAGCGATGTTAACTTATCTAAGAAGAAGAAACTTAGTTGCACCAAACAAACCAGCAGATAGACAAGAACGAATGCAGGCTATTAGAGATAATAACCAAGAGAAGTTTATAGGAGCTTATGTAAAAGCACCAATCGTTGGTAAGTATGAATGGATATATGATTTAGATTTAACATCTCTATATCCTTCTATTATTATGACTGTAAATATTTCACCTGAAACTAAGATTGGTAAGATTCAAGATTGGGATGCAAATAAGTTTGTAAAGGGAGAAGTTGATACTTATTATATCGGAGAAGATTCGATATCAAAAGAAAATTTAAAAGAATATTTAGAACAATCTAAATTCGCAATTGCATCTAATGGTGTACTTTATAGAACAGATACAGTTGGTTGTATACCTGGTATCCTTGACTTGTGGTTTCAAAAACGAGTTGAATATAAAGATGAGATGAAAAAATATGGAAAAGCAGGTAACAAAGAAAAATATGCCTTTTACCACAAACGTCAGTTGGTTCAGAAGATTTTACTTAACTCTTTATATGGTGTTCTTGGTCTTCCTGCCTTTAGGTTCTATGATGTTGATAATGCTACCGCTGTTACCACAACAGGACAGACAGTTATTAAATCAACTGCGGATATGGCTAACATCAAGTACAATAAGGAGCTTAATACTCCTGATTTGGATTCTAACATATACATCGATACTGATTCTGTATTCTTCTCAGCAGTTCCTTTAATGGATAAAAGATTTCCTAATTGGAAAGATGAAGAACAAGATACAATTGCTGGTTATGTAAATGATATTGCAGAAGAAATGCAAGATTACCTTAATGATTTTTATGATATCTTATCAAAAAAGATTTTTAATGTAGATGTTGATAAACATCGATTAGAGATTAAGAAAGAGTACGTTGCTAAAGCAGGATTGTGGGTAGCAAAGAAAAGATATGCACAATGGATTATATCAGATAATGGTGTACCTGTTGATAAGTTAGATGTAAAAGGATTAGATGTAAAACGTTCATCATTCCCAAAAGCATTCCAAGAATGTATGGGTACAGTTCTTATCGATATTCTAAAAGGTAAAACCGAGGTAGAGATTTCTGATTATGTTTTAGATTTCAAAAAGAATATGATAAATAGACCTACATCTGAGATAGCTAAAAACTCAGCAGTAAAGAATCTTAAAAAATATATGCCGAAAGGTAAACGAGTACCATTTACAATGATGAAAGGAACACCTGCTCATGTTAAAGCAGCAATCTTATATAATGATTGTTTAAAACATTTCAAAGCTCCTTTCAAATACGAACCATTAAAAAATGGTGATAAAGTAAAATGGGTATATCTTAAGGATAATCCACTTGGAATAGATGGGTTAGCATTTACAGGTTATTCAGACCCACCAGAAATAGAAGAGTTTTTAGCTACTTACATTGACCACAATAAAATTTTCGAAAGAGAATTAGGACATAAACTTCAAGTTTTCTTTGATGCAGTTGGTTGGGGTGAAGTAATTAGTGAACAAAGAACTGCTGAAAAGTTCTTTAACTTTTAAACTGACAATATGTCAGTATAACAACAAATGGTATAATAAATGAACTATAATATAATAAATTAAAACAAATGAGTGAAAAGATTTACGTCCGTAAAATTGAGAGTTGGACAATCTCGGCTGCAAGTGAACCGATTGAGGTTAACGTAGAGGCATTAAGAAAATGTGAACCACCATATGAGGGTGATTCAGAACAAGAATTGGTAAACTATCTACAAAACGAAGTGTGGAATGAATATGATTTTTTAGATAATGAACATAATAAAGAAGTTTATGGTTCAGATGAATTATTTGATTTAGGTATGGAAGATGCCTATACTGAAAATGAGTTCTTTGATTCTCGTAATAAAGGAGCAGATGAATCTATTCAAGTAGGTGTACCAAATGAGGAGTGGACAAAGACAGGTGGATTTCAACCATTAGCATATGGAGATAACGAATATTAAATAAATAGAAAATGGCAAAACAATTAAAATTTGATGTACAAGCAAGAGAATCCCTTAAGAATGGATTAGAT